GACTGCTCACCCTTAAACGTTACTTTACCTTCACGACCACCATCAGTATCTTCATGTGTATCATTTAGTAATATAAGTTCTGGTGTGCTATCAGTAGCTGTAATGTCACCTGAAACATCTACAGTGTCTACACTGAGACTTACGACAGGAGTACCAATATATTTACTCATTATGTTTGCTCCAATGCACTCACTATTACATCAGCACTACTTGCTGTATTAGATGTTACCTTTACAGTATCTGTTGTCTCAGCAATTATCTTACCGTCTAAAACAGATATTGCAGAGTTTGCAGGTACAGGTACATCTTTTACAACGTGTGTGTCTGCGACTTTTACAGTGACTCTTATTTGACCGCTTGTCACGTTTGCGATATTACAACCAATTATAACAGAGGTTGTACTTGAAGGTACGGTGTAGATTGTTACTTCTGAAGTACCTACAGCCGAACTACTTACATAATTTTTAAATGTGTTTGCCATTTTATTCTATCCTAAAGCTATTGCAAATGCAAGTGCGGAAGCATCTGCTCCTGTTGTTGTTGTTCCAGTTGCAGCATCTACGTATGCAGTTGTTGCTAATTTTGTACTATCGTCAGCAGGACTTTGTGTTACACCTGTTGTAGCAGATGTTATAGTACCATCTAATTCGCCACCAAAAGTAGTTGCAGCTATTGCCCCTGTTAAAGTTGCGCCAGTAGCACTTGTTACCAGTACATCTGTATTATTATATTTTAGTTTAACAATACCAGTACCGTTTGGATTTATATCAATGTTTCCATTGGTATCTGTGGATGTGATAGCGTTACCGTTTATGTTAACATTATCTACATCAAGATCAGTATTAATTACAACAGTACCTGTGCCATTTGGCGATAGGTTTATGTCACCATTAGTATTTGTAGAAGATACTGTATTAGCATCTATATTAAAATTACCTACACTAATATCTCCAGTTACATCAACACCGTCTGCTGTTGTCTCGATTTTCTTTACATTGTTATGGTATAAGTTAACTGCACCGTTAACATCCATATCCATATATTTTTCAGTACCAGTATTACTCTGTACTGTAATACCATCACCTTGTATTGTAAGCTCACCTGTAGTGTTTACAATACTGGTGTTTGTTCCATTGTGTGTGATTGTAAGATCATCACCTGTACCTACAACAATACTAGCATTGTCTGCAAAGTCTAGTGCATTAGCACTTTCATCCCATGTCATATCATAGGATGCGCCTTTAAATACTACATCACCATCTGCTTTGATACGTACACGTTCTGTGGCTGCTGCACTTGTATTTGTTTTAAACACAAGGGCAGTAGAGTTGTCTGTAGACCCAAAGTTAGCTTCTGCTGCAGCTTCAATCTCTGCACCTACAAGTCTAGCATCTGATCCACTATCTTCTAGTGGGGCATTAAAACTAATCTTACCAATTGTATTACCACTGTCTACAGAGATGTCAGATGTTTGTAGGGATAATTGAAAACCAGTAGCTGCTGTTGCACCTAGTCCTGTATCAGCTACGTGTGTAAGTTTAATGTCATCATCTGCACCAAACGTAAGTACAGAACTATCACTCTGTAGTCTTACATCATCTGTCATAATTACTTCAGGTGATGTAAACTTAACTGTTGTATCTGCTGCAACGTCTAGCTGTCCATCAGCACTAGAGTTAATAGACAAGTCTGCATCACGAAACTGTAATGCATTGTTTGTGTCAACAGCCATGTCTCCACCAAAACTGTCTATATAAGCAACACCATCAATATACAAATCTTTAAACTGTAATGATGTTGTACCTAAGTCTAACCCTGCATTTGTACTAGGATTAATTGAAGATGAAGTTGCTACTAACTGTTGAGCAGGGCCAATAACTGTAACAGCACCACCTTCAGCAGCAGTACCATCGTGAGTGTGACCAGTAGAAGAATTAAATGCAGATTCAATTGCGTCATATTCACCGTCAAAGTCTGCAGCGTTGATAACGTTACCATCAGCAATGTTGTTTGCTGTATCGTTCCGTGTGTAACCTGTACCCATATTATTTTACCTTCGTGTGTTGGTTGTGTACTCTAATGTAATAGCGTCTAGTGAAAATGGGGGGTCTACGCTATCTGATGTGTATTGTAGAGATACGACAAAAGCTGATCCAATTATTTGTGTTTCAAACAGTGTCTTTAGTTTGGAGCTATACACCGCTGTTGATCCAAATGTAGCTGCACCCATAAATGCAACTGTACCTGTATTATTATTAAAGTCAATTTGTGTAGGCTGAACACTATTCTTTTGGTCAAAGTCTAGTTTTAAACTTACATCAAACGAAACACTACCTTGCGGATCAGTATACAAAAACATCTTGTAGAATGTCTTACGTATTCTTGGATCATTAATTGGCATATACGGTGTAGCAAAAGTAGTTTGGATATTACTTCCATCAAAGCTATTACCCTCTTCCATTTGATATAGGTATCCATCATCATTTGCAAATACAATTGTTTCTGAATTTTGAAAGAACCTACTGTCTGCTACGTGTGCTCTTATGCCTCGTATATCTGCCCATGACATTCCCTCGCCACCTTGACCTGCCATCTGTGTACCAAGTATGCCTTGGGCGTTTGCTTGTCCTATATTATTGTTGTAACCTAGTATTCTATACTGTGACTTATTACGTATAACCACACTTGTAAAAGATGTATTGGCTGTAATAAAGTCTGTTACTTCTTTCTGTATTGTTTTAGATACAACACCTAATCCAAAGTCACCTAGTCTATCTGTAGCACTTAAAAGTCTTAGGCCATCAGGACCAAGGAACATTACATCACCACCGACTTCTTGTATTGTATCTTTATCTACACAACCTATGTCTGTGGTTACTGGCTGTAATTGAAAGTCTCCAATTGTATTACCATTAAGTTGGAAGATAGATGATTCAGTAAATATAATTAACTGTTGTCTAAATACTATGATGCCTGTGATTGATGTTCCTACGGAAATTGTACCAGAACCATTGGCGGCTGTAAAGTCTGTATCTGTAAAAGGTGCAGTAAAAGTTAAAATATTTCCTTTACCAAAAAACAATTGACTCTTAAAACTTACTACAAACTCTGCTCCTGTTACATCTGTAGGTGCATCATTCAATGCTGTAAACTGAGAACCATTATATAATGCAGGAACGTTGATCCCATCAACTATTGCAATTTTTTCTGATCCAGTATAGTTATACCTAGAAAATCTAGTTTTACCACCATTTTCTCGTGATGTACTTAAAAAAGTTAATGCTGCGTCATCTGCAGGTGAACTAGCTAGAGCAGGATCAATTGCTACTGCAGCTTCACCTGCATCGTTAACTGTTGGTGTTGCAGTTACAGTATATATTTTATCTATACCTGCAATCTTAAACACGTCACCTATTTGTGGTGTAGAGGTTAACCCATCAACATTTAAAGTAGTACCAGTTTGTGACCCTGCATTTACAAGAGCCGTACCATACGTAGGTACATTTACAAGTGAGTATCCAGTACCCGATGATTTAATTAAACTTTCATTCTTAGCCACAATAACTGAGTCAAGAAATACGCCACACCCTATTGCAAGATAATTTGTAGTTGTGCTTGTAAACTCTACACTGTCTCCATTAGCAGGTGAAGCAGTAAGAGCAGGTGATATAGCTACAGTTGATATATTTTTATCATCATCAAATGTAACACTACCACCAATAGTATATTCTGTTTTAAAGGATAAAGCAGTATCATCTGTAAGTAGTAAAGATAAAGTATCAGCAGCACTACCTATTGTAACATTCGGTGATGAAAAAGCTTGTACTGTTGTACCTCTTGGTATACCAGTACCAACAACTTCCATACCTGTTGTAATAGTTCCTACTACACCATCTACTGCAAAGGTAGTAGTTTTAAAAGTAAACTGTAACGCTAAGTTGTCTGCTACAGTTACATTACTAGATAATACTACAGTAAAGTTACCTGCTGCCCCTGTTGTAACACTAGACACTGTAACGTTGCTTGGGATACCTACGCCTGTTAAAGTTTGACCTTTTGCTATAGTACCTGAAGCAACAGTATCTACAATAATTGTGCTACTTGCTGTTACTGCACCATTAACAAGTGCAGTTGGTCCGTTTGCAGAAGCAATAGTAGATGTACCATTTATGTCTGCAGTGACATGTACTAGTTTAAACTTATCACCTTGTTCTGGTGTTTGTCTAATGTTTGCAATGTTTAGGCTTGTACCAGTTTGACTTGCACCATGCACAACAGGTATACCATAAGGTGGTACTATGTCTAAGTCATACTTCTCATAACCTAATATTCTTTTGTAGCCACCTTCAATAGACGGCTCAAAGTTCCTAAGAATACGTGCAGATCCTGGCATTTGC